AATCTTCAACTTGAAGTTAGCACCTTCCCACATATCAAATGGGTTGATTGCTTTCTCATCAGCAAACTCAGGGTTCATTGCTTCTGTAATCTTATCAAAGATTTTCTTACCAAATTTGAAAAGACGAATTTGACCTTCGTTTTCTTTATTGGCAGGGTCAGAGACTACTAGAATGTTTGCAATGTAAGAAAGTTTGCGTTTCTGTTTACGAGCAATATCTTTATTTGCTTCGATGCCAGAATTCCATAATGTATTGTTGTGTTCACAAACTGGACACTTATCATTCAAAGTGGTCAGACAGTTATCGATAAACCAACCACCTGGTCCTTGAAAGCCGTGAGAGAATACACGAACCCAAGGCAATGCCTCATCACCATCAACGGCAGGTGCAGGTAGAAAACGGATAACGGCCATGCCATTACCTGCTTTATCTACTTCAGGTTGCCAAAATCGGGTATCTTCTTTGGATCCGCTTTCTGCGGTTTGTGTGGTGGCTTCGATAGCCTTTGTGAGTTTAGCGAGGTCATTGCGACTACGCTTTAGATTTGCAAAACTACTCATTTTGTTTCCTTTCGTATAAACGGAGTATTAACGGTATATAAACGACTTATCCACATAAACATAATGTATCTTATATTTAGTGTTCATGCAAGCAACATTTTAAGTTTTTCAATAGTATCGCCTAAATCTTTGTGAAGTATTCCGATACCGCCTGCTTTATTGAAAGATTGAATTACATCAGGTGTGTCATCAACCAAAACGATGCCAGGTCCCGCATAATCTTTTTTGTGTTTGCGACCAGGTACAACATTTGCTTTAAATGCAATACCATTTTTCTTCAACCATGCAACCTTTTGTTCTTTAACTTCATCATGGTATTTTTCACCACCCGATGAAGTGAGAATTTCAACTTCGATGCCTTGTAGTGCAAGACCTTTGGCAAACTTCACCATTTCTTGACCACCTGGCCACCAAGGTAGATGTTCGAATCCTTTTTTCTCTAAAATGAAATTAGGCCATTCTTCTGTCCACAATTTCTTGTCTCGGTTCTTTAGTGTATCAGGTCCATAGTGTCCCGAAAACGAACCTTCAAAGTCAGATAGAACGCCATCCATATCAAGGTATAATTTCTTCATTGCAAAACCTTTTTCAATAACATTTTGTATTTTACTACATCTTGTGGAAGAAATGCGGCATACTTCTCACATTTACGCCTAAAATCTGGCCAACGAATTGTGTCGGTAAGTTTTTTGTCCCACATAGGAAAGAAATTGAGAATTCTATTCAGAATCACCAAAGTTTCCATTGTAATTTCTTTGCGTAATGCCTTCAATAACAATACCGGGTAATCACCTTCTGTTTTGATTACCTCATTGGGATCCTTGACGCCTTCAAATATGGTCCTACAATCATTTTCAAACACATAGGAAAGACTTTGGAGAGTTTTCTTTCGTGCTCTGTAACGAACTTCAGCATCCTCACACAACAAGTCTCCGACCCACAACCTTTCACTTACCATTAAATTGGCAACAATAAAATCGGTAAGGTCTTGTTTATCGGAATATTTCCGAGATAGTTTGTAGAAATGGTATTTGTCTTTACGATTTTCAAACGAGGTAACAGTTATATTTGTTTTGCCGTTATACTTAAAAAAATCGTAAGTGTCCTTATTGAAGTGCAGTTTTAAAGATTCATATAAACTAAACGCTTCATAACCAGTCATAGTGGTAAACGAGAACTTTTCTCTTTCAACATGTTATTATCCATAGCATCACCTTCCAATTTTGATTTTAAATTGGCATTTACGAGTGTTGCCGCCACTTCTATTTCAAGTCCTGTTTGTTTGCAGTATTCTACAATTGCTTCAATATAATTGTAATCGGTTTTGGAAACAAGAGCGTCAATGGCTTTGGCGAACTTGGCCATTTCATCTTTTGTTGGCATCAAACACCCTCTGCAATCTTTGCTTTTGGTGCATGAACAGGACAATTATCATCATAACAATTATGTCTTTGCATCATCTCTTTGTTTAACCCACAGGTTTCACAAACACTTCCGTTTGCACGAAAACTAGGAGGGTTCATCAACGAATGAACTGTTGCTGCCCACTTTTCCCTAGAATTATCTTGTTCTACTTCTTCTTCGGACATTTCAGACCATTGACTATCATCAACGATATCTAAATTGCCATTAAAGTAAAATCCTGCACCACGCAAGAACATTTCATATTGTTCAAGCATGGCGGTCAAACTGTCCGCACGAAATTCTAATGTATGGGTAGAAGAAACGACTTCTTCCTTTCCAGTAAAATTATTGTAATCAAAGTGTTCACATGTAAAAGTATAACGAGCCATTATTTCACCACCGTTTCATAAAGAGTTTCAAATTGTTCATGCACAGCAACTTCTTCATCAAAGTTTTGCTTGTGATAAACCTTAACCAACCTCGCAACTAACTTTTTAGGTAGTTGCATATTCTTAGATGCAGCTGCAATACTCTCCTTAATGAAATCATTTTCACCTTCGATTCTGGTTAGAGAATCGGAACATTCTTTAATAATCTTAAACAACTTCTCACGGTCGGGTTGCGAAAGTTGGTTAATAGTCAACTGCTGAACTGCCATAACAAAAACTCCTTTAATTATTTTTTAGCGGTCGATGCTACATTATGGGATTGTGCTGAAGCCGCAAATGCAACACAAATCAAATCATCACTTTTCGAATACGAACAACGAACAGAAAGTGGGTCAATACCTTTTGCGATTGCCGCTTCAATGTTTCCTGCCATGAGTGTTCGGTCAGTAATATAATAATAGCTTAGACCTGCAATAGAGGCAAGAAAAACTAAAGTCAAACAAACAATAAATGTTGAATCTATTTTAATTAAATCGGATACTTTCGTGTTCATATGTTTCGTAAATCCTTTCGAATGTAAAAAATGTGCCTGCCAATTACTGCCGTTTTTTCCATGTTTTTCCAACCAGGACTAACATAGTCTGCATGATAAAACAAGGCACCTTTAGTTGGGTCATCAAGCATTTCATAGTTTGCATAGACATATATCGCTAAGTTTCTAATGTCATTATACAACGAGTTGTTGCTATTTGTCAAGACCTTGCCGTAGGACATTGCCTTAGGTCTATCTTCGCAATACCACGAAAATTGGCAAACACCACCGGCCTTTTGTTTTACAACACCACAAATATCATTTTCAAAGTGTTTGCTCTTTACACGATTGAGTGTAACAAAAGCAACGGCAACTTTACCTTGTTGTGGTTCATAACCGGCCTCAAAATAAATGTTTTCAGCAAGACATTCAATTTCCTTTTTGGTCTCTGCGGTTAGGTTGTTGTAATATGCCTTATATGGCATGTTTGGTTGATGATTTGCTATAGCAACACTAAAACCTAAAATGAGTGTTACAAGTGCAAGTGTGAATAAAATACGAGCTTGCATATTTCTCCTTAAAGTTAAGGACCGCAGATACAAGTATCCACGGCCCGATCCCATCAGGTGGACTTTTTGCTAGTCTTTTCTTGTGTAGAGTTTGGGATTTGTGAAACGAAGCCGTTTAGAATTTGCGCTTTGGCAATAATGTCAGCTTCACTAGGGTATGGAGGGAATCCAGGATGTGCAGGGATTTCACTACCATGTATTTTCGCAACTTCACACTTTGTAGCGTATTCGTTTGCGATTTGCTCACGCTTGGCGTAATAGTCCGTCTCAAGCATACTCTGAGCCATTTTCAATAAATCCAATCGGATTTCAAAGGGTGTCATATTTGACATTTTACTTCTCCTGTGTGTTAAGTGTGTTTACTGGCGTTAAGTGTGTGATGCCAGTCTTTTATTTAGTTAAATTACAGTTTGGTACCTCTTAACTGCCTGCACATTTGTCTCATTTCATTGGTAAAGTCTGGTGATATTTCTGAAATACCACAATTAATATATTTACCTTTTGGTGCAAATGAAACGGCTAAAAATAAGATTGCCAGTGCAAATATAAAGATTAAAAAAACTTTTATCATATTAATCCCATAGACCTTCATAATATTTACCAAACAAACGGAATCCATTTTTCATTCTATCATGGACTAATTGAATTGCATCGTAATCACATTGATATGTGTGTTTAGGTCCATCTTTCATTTGGTAATATTTGTGTTCACCTTTTGGCACTTCATTACCTTTTGCATCAACAGGCACCCAAATAGTATCAATATCACCAGAACGATATGCATCTTCCCACGAATCATCGACTTTGTGTTCAAATGCAAAAATCATTTCATTGAGAACATAATCCCATCTTTTGAAATGGTTTGCATCGGTATCATATTCATTTTCTTTTGGTGGTGCAGATGTTGATTTTAATTCTTCAGGAACATCTTCATCATCCACAAAAGGTGCGCCATGTTTTTCACTTTGCAATTGCTTCAACATTGGCAAAACAATATATGATAATGTGTGGTCCATTGACCAAGTATCCCAACGGTCAATCTTCACATAATCAATCTTGTGGTCAACTTTATCCCAAACCCATTGAATTGTTTTACTAATAGGTAGAAGGCGGTCAGACCACTTTTCAACCCATTCAGGATGTTCAACATAATTCTTTTCTTCTTCAAGGGTTGGAATGCCTTTTTTACGACTGCACTTACTCCAGTCAGTCCAAAAGAACATATAGTCCAAAATTGTATAAGGACTAATCCAATGGTCTTTGTATTTGTTAATATAAACAATCATGCTTTAAATCATCTTTCGAATGAATAACATCTTTCAACTTACCAAACCCGGTGTGTCCGAGTTTCTCTTTATTCCATCCGTTCATCTTGTTTGGTTTACACATCAAACAACCTGCACGAGCATTTTTAGGTTTCTTCTTTTTATGGTTCATAGAAATCCTTATAAGTGGTGAGTATTCTGTTACGAGGAACTCACCGAAACCCTAAGCAGCGTTTAGGCTGCTAATGCATAACTTTCGTCATTTGCATTTACTTTGTTTTGATTTTTACGCCTTGTCTGACGATTCTCCAGTTTTCTACTCATTGCCCTGTCGAAACCAGGTCACCCCCATCAAAAAAGGACATGCACAATAATTAAAATTGTCAGTAATGTAATTACGATAATTTCATATGGTTTCATAATATATCCTTTTTTGGTGGAGGTGGGCGGAATCGAACCGCCGTCCAGAACACTTTTCAATTACCTTCAACGAATTCTTTTTTATTTTGAACCAAAAGGTTCCAATTTTACTCCTACTGCAATCACGCAATATGAGTTTTCAATTTTTTCCACTATCGACCAAGTTTTGGTTTTAACATTCATAAAAAAAACAATAGAACTGCTTATCTTTTTATCACCAAAATCTCTTACTGAAAATCCTCTCATAAAAGGAATTTCATCAACTTCTTTTAATGCCATATCAATATCGGCTCGCTGCAAACAAACGGACTCAAAACTAGCCGTTTCGACTTGTTTCGTTTGGGCAAATACCAAAGAAGGTACGATTGCCAAAATTGATATTAATTTTTTCATGTCAGTATTTATTATAACTGAAAATGTATTCTTTAAGAGGCAAAAGATAGTCCTTTTTATCCTCAATAAAAATCTGTGGTTGTTCGTTTTCAACCGCAATGGCAATTACGATTTGGTCAATTGCGACACCTGTTCGTTCTCCAAACATTTCTGCGTAGGCTGAGGCCTGCATAAAATAATTGGTAATTTGGTGTTTCTCTTTGGTGTAGTTTGCGGTCTTCCAGTCAATGATGGAGATTTTTCCGTCCCATTCACCGATGCAATCACACCGACCTGCGAGGCGTAATTCGTCACTAAACAAGGGTTGTTCGATGCCATATATGTTGTTTACATTTGTATCTAAAAAAGGTTTTAGTTTAAGGAATAACTCCTTAGTATCTGGCATTATCGTATGCATTTGCAAAGGTGACATTTCGTTGAGCAAATACTTTTCAACAGTATTGTGCAACTTAGTGCCACGATTGGATGCTTTACGAGATACCCGATTCGCCTCCTCTTCACCAACTCTCTGACGCCATTCAAAAAGCGCTTTCTTGTTGTATGAAGATAGTACCGTGGTTATAGAAGGATATTCTTTACCACTCGGTGTCTTATATGTTCGACCACTCTCGGTAGTGACTGATTCTAGTTCAAAATTCAAGGCATCTAGTTTTACATGATTAAAATTCACTTTGGTTATCCTAGATGTTTTTTGACAATTTGTTCTGTCTTAATTTGTTTGATAGATTTCTTTCCGTATCTTTGTGCAACCTTCGATGTTGGATGTTTCTCGGCTACTTTCGATAATACTTCTTTGAAACCATCAGGTACTTTATTAGATGTGGAAACACCCGTCACTAAAGCGGGTGCAGATATAATTGGTTGAATGTGTGGATTATTTTTTAGATATTCTTCACGCTCTGAAATCTTCATTAAGACTTCAAATTCTTCACCTGTTTTTGTATTAAGAAATTCGTATGTTGGCATTATTACTCACAGCAGTTGCGAACCAAGTAGGTACTGGTCGCTTTGTCCATTTAGCAAAGTGTATTTTTCTTTCGATATAATATTTATGATATGATGAAAGAGAGTCACCGGCAATCTTACATTCATCTGGCATTGCGGGTGTAGGTTCACTAAATGGTTTCTCCTGTAGGTTGTGGGGTATCTCCGCAAGAGTATCAATCAATCTCGCACAAGCATGATTTTTTCCATAACGATAAGTGTATTCTTGCAAAAGACACACCCACATCTGATACAGCCAAACATAATTTTCTTTCGACTGTCTAACCCATACCGCTGATGGATGATTAACATGTGAAGCCTTCATTAGTTTCGCTTCACGGTCATCTTTCAATCGCCATCTTTTGATTTTACGATTGTTTGCGGTTAGGTCATAATATTCTTCACCGTCAAGAACACGGTGTGCGGTTGACATGAGTTGAGCATATTCAATAATCATCTTGACCACATGTTTGTCCAGGTGCATTTCTGCACAGGCTTTTGGTTGTCGGTCAAGATAGAATATGTTCATGGTAGTTCCCTATCAGTCATCATTTTTTTCTTTTTCATTCCGCCTTTGTGTTTTTCTTCGGGTTTAATATCTTCATCACGAACTGTTTCCCACAATTCATTAAATCGAGCATTCAAACAATCATGGATATCTTCAATCGAACCTTCAATGTACCAAAGTGCATTTCTCACATCTTCGGCATTTGATTGTTCTGCACCAATAGAAATAACACGCAACACACTTGACATGGTACTCAAACGAATAATTTGCGTTTCAATTTCCGACAATTCACTATAATACTTCATCACCAACTCCCGTCATCAATCCAAACTCTAACAGTTAAAAACAAAAAAGTCAAACTATATGTTCGTTCATTTTCTGTTGCCCATTCATTAATTTCTTTTCTGAACCAAGGCAAAATTTTCCAATGCAATGGGTTCAAATGAATTATAATAGCTGCGCCACTATATCTGAGGTAATTATCTAAATTCATCTTAAAGTATGCCTTGTTACAACAATATTACTTTTCTTGAAGGCATCACCAGGTTTTTGCAAACGACATTCGGTTTGCATTTTAGAACTTGCTTGTGTAAATGCCTTTTTCAATGTGACCTGTTTTTCAATACAAGCCTTCTCATCAGGAAACTTATCAAAAATGGTGAAGTTACTTGGTGTTCCTAACCATATGATTAATACCCAATTCATCAATGCACCTCTTTGTCATCATCAAAAATACTTGACCATTGTTGAAGTTTCGTTCTTTTTGCAACAGATGCCGTATATGTTGCCATTTCAGGAATGATATTCTTCTCAATCATCAAATGAATCATACACAACAAATCACCAACTTCTTCGGTCAACCTTTGTTTATTTGTTTTGCCGTTATAATCGGAATCAAAACCAAATCGAAAACACTTGCTAATCGCTTGTGTTACTTCTGCACATTCTTCCTGTGCAATCAACAAAATTTCTTTTTCTTTACTTTGCATCTTTAATCATCTCATCAATGTAATGGTTGATTAATTGTGTTCGAATCATGTCAGTCATTGTCAAATGCGGCCATTCTAAAATAAATGGACAATTCATTCGCCATCGGTCGTTTTCCAAAAAGTATTTGTATTCTTGGATATCTTCTCTGTTCGATGGGTCAAAGAATCTTTTTGGCCAAACCTTGTTACTAAGTTTAAAGTCACGCCTACTTTTTTGAAAGATTA